GTGCTTACCGATACAAAATTAAAAAACCTCAAGCCGCAGGACAAACTGTACAAGGTCTCCGATCGTGACGGGCTGTATGTAGCTGTGCTTACGTCAGGTACGGTCTCGTTTCGCTATGACTACCGTATCAACGGTCGCCGCGAAACACTGGTAATCGGGCAGTATGGGCGTGACGGTATCAGCCTGGCAGAAGCGCGGGAAGAACTGATTGCTGCAAAGAAGTTGCTTAAAGCAGGCCAGTCGCCGGCTGCGGCTAAACGTGACGGTATCAAAAAGATTCGTGGTGCCGAGACGTTTGCGGTACATACCGACAGTTATATGAAACACGTCATCCTGGCTGACAGTACCCGCGCAATGAAGCAGGCGGTGATCGACCGTGACATACTTCCGGTTCTTGGCAACAAAATGATGGCTGAAATTACCACATCGATGGTTCGTGATTTGTGTGACCGGATTGTCGAACGCGGTGGCCGGGCAACAGCAGTGCAGGCCAGGGAGATCATCAGCAGCGTATACCGTCACGCCAATGACCGCGGTCATGGTTTGTTTAATCCTGCGGCTGATATTAAGCCTTCGTCTATCGCCATATTTAAACCACGAGAGCGAACGCTGACACCAGAAGAAATTGGTCTTTTCTTCCGCACGCTGGATGCCATTGGTGCTATGGGCACTATGAAAATGGCTTTAAAACTGGTGCTTATCACTATGGTTCGTAAAGGCGAATTCACCAATGCAACGTGGGACGAAATAGATTTTAAAAAATGGACATGGACAATTCCTTCAGACCGCATGAAGGGAAGCCGGGCGCACGTTATTTACCTGCCAAAACAGGCACAGGATATATTGGTTGGGTTGCAGATGTGCGCTGGTGGAAGTGAATATCTGGTTCCTGGTCGTTACAATTTCCGGAAGCCATTATCTAATGCCGCACTGAACTCTCTGATCGACAGAACGGTGAAAATAATAAATGAAGATGGTGAGTATATTCAGGACTTCACTGTACATGATATGCGCCGTACAGCCAGTACGTTGTTGCATGAGGCTGGTTATCCTTCAGACTGGATTGAAAAGGCTCTGGCACATGAGCAGAAAGGTGTGCGCGCCGTATATAACAAAGCGGAATACGCCAGACAGCGCGCCTACATGTTGCAGCAGTGGGCCGATATGATTGATTCCTGGATTAACGGGGAGCATACGGATCTGATTCCGTTCTCCCCGTCGAAGTTTGAGAAGTGGATGGAAGACAGTAATAAATAATTCTATCCTTCCTGGACTTTGGTAAGCGTCAGATTTCCGCAGAACACTGCGCCGGTGTCGATGTACATCTGGTTTGCATACACTAGTGGGTGATGTGCTGGCGTATGACCGAAGATGAACAAATCGGCACCGGTTATCTCCGAGACAATACCGTCCTGCGCGTCGCTAACCCGCTCACGATTCCATATCACCATTTCTTCCGGTACTGGCTTATCGAATGCGTATTCGTTGTGGGGGTAGTCTGCGTGGCAGATGACGACCTTCTTATTGCCGGTAACCAGTTCGATAATCATCGGGAGGTTGGTAACCTTTGGCAGAAGGTATTTGAGTTGCACATCCTGCTCAGAATCAAGTTGGCGCCACCATCCACCGCCGTTTGACATCCAATGTCCGAAACTTCCGCCGTTGACCAGTGCATCCAGCATCATCTGCTCATGGTTGCCACGAACAGCTCGGAACCACGGCATAGTAATCAAATCCAGGCATTCGACGTTTTCAGCGCCGCGGTCAACAAGGTCACCAACGGAAATAAGCAAATCGCGCGCCGGGTCGAATGAAACTTTGTCGAGTTCGTTCATCAGCAGCGTGTAGCACCCATGCAGATCGCCGACGACGAAGATATTGCACCAGTCAGCGCCATTGATGCGTTGATATAGGTTCATGCTGAACGCTCCCGCCCCTGGTTGTCTGTTGGTGACAGCGGAGCATTGCTGAATGCATTTGTTAATCCGCCAATAGCCAACGCGTATCCAGGGTGTAGTTGCACTGCCGGGTCTTCGCACTGATTACCCCAAACATCGAAGCCATGAGACGACTGGCGGGCGAACAGTTCAATGCGAGAAACATCGCCTAACAATTGCACAAGTTTTTCACGAACGACATCTGGTTTTCTTGAATGCTCAAGCCGCGGTGCGGTAAATGACTGAACGATCCCTGCATTAATGCGCGGAGGTAGTTTTCCCTTTACTGCAAACAGGCAATCTTCACTATTGGCGCGAGTCATGTGACCCATACCCATAACCAGTTTATCTTGTTGTCGACTACCACATTTTATCCACGTGAAGCCCTTCATGGTCATCAGACGGAATCCCCAGGCTTCAACAACTTTTAGTGCTTCGAGTGGTTGTGTTGGCACCCACCACATGGCCAACAGACAGTTTTCATCGGCCAAATCCCACACAGGAAGGCGGCAGATATCAAGCACACTCATAACCGGATATTTAAAACCGGCACCGCGATTACCATCTGCGGCTTTGTCCCGGTATACCCAGGGTGGATCTGCATAGATTAGTGTGTATTTCTTAGTCATAAACCACCCCACAACATCCTATGCCGCTATAGTCGCCACGGCGAAGGCCGTTACCTTTTGTGATACATTGGTCCCTGCGAACCGCAATCCTTGCTCGCTCAACATCACCAGAAGCAACATCCATACACTGAAGCCAAAGGTGAGCGGCAATGCGGAACTGCCCTTTTTTTTCTCTTTCAATCGCGCGTTTTTCGATCTCTATCGCCGCAGGAGTAACGGCGACAATCTTTGACGGACTACGCATTGAAACCTTATTCATGTGATATTTTTCAAGTCGGCTTAACTTTCTCACTTAATCCAACCCTCTCTGAAAATTAATGCCAGCAGATAAAGCCATGCTGAAACAGAGGCCAGGAATAAGTACCATCCTGACCATTTGCTCCAGTGCCTTAGCAGCGCACTCATGCAGCGTTGCTCACGGGACGATATACACGTTGCTGAACAGGAGGTTTTTTACCCTGGAACTCTGCCGGACTTGCTGCCTGACGTTCATCAAGCCAACGCTCAACTTCGTCACGGTTCCATGCGCAGCGTTTGTCAGTGATATACCAGCGTTTAGGAAATTCCCCTGCGCGCTCCATACGGTCGATAGTGCTCCATGACAGTGGCACCACCGCCAGGAGTTCCTTCTTACCTAATGCACCTTTCATAAATACCTCTCTTGGTTGCAGTGCGGCGCGTGTGGCGCCGCGGTGGTGGTTACATAGATGTTTCGTTTAATTCTTCCCGACGAACGCTGTAAACGTCGGTTGCTTTTGCCAGCAGTTCGTCATCATCTGAAAGTTTTTGTGCAATGTATTTGTAAGCCTTATCCAGTTCGGAGACAGTGCTGTAATTCATCGCTGCGCTGGTAAAGGCCATCAGCATTTCTTCTGGATCACGGCTATCCGCTTTACGCGTTTGCTCATCAGGCTTTTTCACTGGTTTAGCGTTGATCAGACTGTTCATTCCCGCAGCAGTAGTTGTTTGCGGAGTAATGTCTCGTTCAACGCGCGGTGCCGTTTCCTGTAATTCGTCAGGGGTGTAAACACCGAGAAGTACATCAGGAGCGTGCAGGCGAGCCCATCGTTTCGTGCAAAGATAGGCAAGCTGCTGGCGAGGATCCTGTTCCCACAATGGAGAGTTACGCACTCCGGCTTGCGCCATACTGATGGTAAGCTCACGTGGTTCTGCTTCTCCTTTAAGAACTGCTGACACAGTTACCGTCAGATTCGGTGATTTATCTGTTTTGCCGTTAACATTCGACCAGTCACCGCTCCAGCGATAATTCAGGCGTGTCGCCAGCAGGCTTGACGAGGATACGACCGCGTTTACCAACTGTGCTTCGTAGCCTAACGTTCCGTTTACCACATGCGTTTTCTGCGCCACGGCGAAAGGGTTCATTCCCCACTGTGCCGCCTGCATGGTCACCGCCAGGCAATCGGCAGGTTTGCCTTCAAGATGTTTCGGTACAGTCGCTTTGCTTTGTGACATCAACTCAGCGAAACGCACCAGTTGATTCATTCCCTCGGGGCTGAAGATTGCCGCAGCAGTGCCTACAGTTGCGCCTGGTTGTGATGTGATTGCGATATCATTGCTCATACGTACATATCCTGTTTACGTGCCCAGTCAGGGCGTTTAATAATTTCCACTCCGCCCCACTCATCGTTGATGCGGCATTCGTGATAGGTATTCAGATCCCGGCGGAACAGAGCGTGCCCGGCATCGACATCCGGCGCATCCAGCTCGAACACGCGTACCGGATACCGACCACAATCAATGCTTTCGCTCACGGCAAGAAAGAAAAAACCATGCGGCTGACCAGTAACCCTCATTGCGCCTTCGCGGTACATTGCGTCCTGCACGTGGTAGCGGAATTCCTCGATGTGACGTGCAAAACGGTCCATATCTGCAACCTTTTTCACGTCGATGATCACGTTGTGCTCGTTCAGCCATTTGTCTGGACGAATTCGGCACAACTCACCCGTTTCTTCATCGTTCCAGTACATTGACGCTTCGCAGTAACCAGGTGCTTCCAACATCCAGCGTGCCGCCGGGTGAGCCATTGCGCTATCACGCATCAGCTCCAGTTTCCGCCACTGCTCGGCATCAAGTACCGTAATCCCCATATCCGCCACATCACGAAGAAATGCCTCTTCGTCAGCTTTACCTTGTTTCGTCCGACGATCGAACTTCGGTGAAACAATGAAGCGTTTGTCGAATTCTCCAGGCTCCAGAAGCAGACAGTGCAATGCGGTTCCCATATCCAGTGCAGACTTTTTCTCTTCGTCTTCTGGTGCTGCCTGAACCCATTTAAGAAGCGCCGGATTCTTGGCAACCATGTCCAGTTGCGACTTACTCACGCCGTCACCGGCGTGGTAGTCTTCGTTGCTGATGTCGAAATAAATTCCCGGTTTCATGCCGCTTCCCTCTGCCCATCAAGCTGATCCGCCAGATCCCAGCGCGCTATAATTGCCATTGCCTCGCGCCGGTAGGAATCCATCAGTTCTTCGAACTCAGGGCTGTCTTTAGCAGCCTCCAGCACTTCCTGACGAACGCCTTTGCCTGTTACAACGTCGAAAGTTGAGGACAGTTGATGAAGTCGGATGCTCTCAATCAGTTCAACTTGTCGGTCATATAGCTGTTCTGACAGGCGGTAGTCCTTGTCGAATGCCAGCATGATTTTTTGAAGATTTTTCTGCTGATTAACGTTCATTATCAGCCCTCCCATATCTCGTTATCGTTGGCCACATCGCGAGCTTCTTTGCTGACGAAAGCCCACTTAATGCCTTCCTGTAAGGTGCGGAACTTCCAGCTCATGAATCCGCATGCAGTAACGCAGTACCAACCGTTGATGATTTTCCACTGCATAACTTGTTACCTCGGTCTGTTACCGTTGAGGTAATAATTATGCGTATTTGGTTTGATGTCAATAGATATGAGTTAAAAAAATTACCCATAAGGTAATCTTGTTGGCAATAAAAAAGCCGCCATGAGGCGGCTTACTTACTGAAAACTATAGTTTTATTGTTTGCTTCTTTCGTTCTGGCTGATGACAAATTCAATGTAACTTTCGATCTTTGCCTTCTCTGTTTCGGGTAACAATGCGTAGCGCGAGCGGTCATAGTTGATAGTCGCAGGGTCGTGCGGGTGAATCAGTAATTCATAGCCGTGACGCCCGAATGCGGATGCAACATTCTCTAGGGTGGAAATGGAAACGCTGACTTCATTGTTTAACAGGCGGCTGATTGTCACCTGGGCGACGCCGGATGCGCGGTGTAGTTTTCCCTGCGTTGAAAGGTCGCGGCTTTCGCTCATCCAGCGTTCCAGGTTGTGAGCCGCCAGCTGACCAATGTCGCTTGGGCCGACAGGCTGAAACCCCTCCTGAGAAAGCGAGCGATCGATATCAAGCCAGTTACGGGGTTTATTGGCGGCAGCTTCAATTTTTCGCGCAACCTGGTCGCCGATAACCTTCTTGCCAAGAGCCCAGCGGTTTACCAGATTTGCCTGAGTTCCAAGTTTTTCTGCCATCCGCGTCTGAACACCATTGAATTCACGGTCGATCAAGTCGTTGAGATTTTGCCTGCGGACGTCCTGGATACTTTTCATTTTCTGGAAAATCGCCTCATATATGAATCAGTAGATGATTCAATTTAAAGCAATATTACCCAACAGGTAAATGCACCTCATAGGTAACTATCCTTGATTTTTGTTACCTTATGGGTGAATATTTATTATCTGAAATAAATATCAGGCAATAGCTATGAGCGATAACGGACATTTCGATTTCAAAAAGCACTGGCTTGCACTTACTCCGGATGAGCGTGAAGCCTTCGCACAGGAAGCCGGAACGACGAGTCACTATATCCAGACTCACTTAACAGGTAAGCGCAAAATGCCAGGTAAAGTATTGATGAATGGGCTTTTTAAAGCCTGTAAAACAAGACAATGGCTGCGCTCAAAAGCAGAACTGGCATACTTCTTCTACTCATGATATCCAGCTACAACCCTCTGTAGACCGCCACCCGGCGGTCTTTTCATATCTATTCGTACCTCAAAGGTAATAAAAAACCAAATCTGGTTGATCAAATTTTCCAATTGTGCAAAATAGCCAATATCAATAACAAAAAGAGGCGGAAAAATTGAAGATAGTAACCAGAATGGAGGCCGCAAAAGCCGGGTTAAATCGCTATTTCACAGGAAAGCGGTGCCGTCACGGCCATCTCTCTGAAAGGTATGTTCTGAACGGAACATGTGTTGAATGTGCAATGAATAGCGCCAACCGCCATCGTAATGAATTTGCTTGTGCACTAAAGAGTGCAAGAGGGGAAACCTATGGCAAGCAGCTGGATTAAGGTTGAAGTTATCACTCCTGATAAACCTGAAATTTTTCAGATAGCAGAAATTCTGGGTATTGATCCAGATGCTGTTCTTGGAAAGCTGGTTCGTATATGGGCATGGGCTGACCAGCAAACAATAGACGGTAACGCTGGCAGCGTTACAAAAGGAGTACTTGATAGACTCGCTTTTATTACAGGATTTGCTGACGCCCTCATTAGCGTCGGATGGCTTGCTTATCATGACGGCAAACTAATTCTTCCAAACTTTGAGCGACACAATGGAGAATCATCGAAAAAACGTGCACTTACGAATAGAAGAGTGGCAGAGCATCGAAAACGAGTAACGCAAAAAGTAACGCCAACAGCGTTACAAAAGGAGTTACCAGAGGAAGAGGAAGAGGAAGATATATATAAAACCCCACACATAGCGCACGTGCGCGAGGGTGCTCCGACCAGTGAAGCGAACGGTATGCCGTTGCAGGTGGCTGAACCTGAATTTCTGGATGGCCTGAGTGAACCCATCGGGAAATTTCCGATGACCGATGGCTGGCATCCGTCGCCGGATTTTCGACGGCGTGCTGCGCTGTGGGGAACGGCCCTGCCGGAACCGGAATTTACACCTGCTGAACTTGCTGCATTCCGGGATTACTGGATGGCTGAGGGCAAAGTGTTCACGCAGGTTCAGTGGGAACAAAAATTCGCCAGGCACGTAAATCATATCAGGGGAAAATCAAAAAACGCCGGGAAAAGCGATGAGCTTGACTGGAATAACACTGACTGGATAGAAGGGGTGTGGGATGAAATCAACTCCAGAACTTCTCAATGAGTACGATCGCTTACGTGAGCATGGTGTTGCTGTGCATGAAGAGCGGCGTGACAGCAATGGCAAAAAGGAGCAGGTCGCTAGAATTTTCAATGAACTATTTGTCCAGTTACAGGCTGCATTTCCCGCAAGCGTTTCGACCATAAGGGAGCAGAACAAACTTAATGAATTCCGTAAGCAATGGATGCTTGCGTTTCTGGAGAATGGGATCACTACAATGGAACAGGTTAACGCTGGTATGCGCCACGCCCGCGCCAGTGAGTCTCCGTTCTGGCCGTCGCCAGGGCAATTCATCAAGTGGTGTAAAGACAGCAAGATGGTTCTTGGCGTCACCATTGACGATGTGATGGCGGAGTTTCACCGGTACAGCAAGGAAAAAAGTTTATATCCTGGTGGTCCCGAAAGATTCCCGTGGCGACATCCGGTTATGTACTGGGTCGTATGTGATACCCGCCGTGCAATGTATCAGCGCCAGCTTAGCGAGATTGAGGTTGAGAAACACGCGCGCAGGCTGCTCGATGATTGGGCGAAAAAGGTGGCTTCCGGACAGCAGATACCGGATCCGGTGATCAGCATACAGGCAAAGCCAGAACCCATGAGTACGCCTCCGGACACAGGGAGAGACGTTTACCATCCACCAGGGCGAAGTTTCGGGTGCATGCCTAACGCCGCCACCCTTGGGGGAATAACACCGGCGCAGTGGCTGATGGAGGAATACAGGCGGGGAAAGGCGGCAGGATTTATCAAGTAATACCAGCGCGATAGCGCATTTTTTTACGTCTCGATAATTACCTGTGAGGTAATAAAATATTCTAAACTCTATTGATTTCGTGTCTTATGTGGTTTTTAATTACCTTAGAGGTAAATCATGAGAAAACAGATACAGGCTCTTGGTCGACTCAAAACAGGCCAGATGAACAAAACAGAATCTGCGTATTGCCAGCACCTTGAGCAGCGTAAACGTGCAGGGGAAATCGCCTGGTATCTATTCGAGGGTATTAAGCTGCGGTTAGCTGACAACACGTTCTATACGCCCGATTTCGCTGTGATGCTCGCCACCGGAGAGATGGAACTGCACGAAGTGAAAGGTTTCTGGACCGACGACGCCAGAGTGAAAACCAAAGTAGCCGCAGATCAGTATCCGTTCCGAATCATCGGGGTAACGGTTAAACCAAAGAAAGCAGGTGGCGGCTGGAACATCGAAGAGTTCTGAATCGACGATCTTTTTAGTTATCAATGTAATCAATAAGTTATGTGGATAAGCGAGGGTAAAGATGGAAAGTAATATCAAAGGGTTAGTTGCCGCCGGGCATGAGATGGCTTCGGAACTGAAAGCAGAATGTGGTGCCGTTGATATGCGCAGTGTGGCAAAGCTGATCAGCTATTTGGCAACGCAACTGGAAGTGCAACTGGTGCGTGCTAATGCGCTGGCAGCGGAGAATGCTGGGCTTAAACAGTCGGAGAAGGAATTTAATAACTTCTGTCGTCAGGAGTACTACGGTTGGGAGGACAACTTCACGGAAACCCCAGCCACCGACGCTTTCCTGGCTGAAATTGAACGCAAAGCAATCCGCAAGTTCATTAACAGCATTGAACACATCCTGCGTGACAAGCTGTCTCCGTATGACACCGAAGAGATGCTTGAGGCTATGCGTATTTTTCTGGAAGAACAGGAAGGTGAGCAAAAATGACGATCACAAAACAACGTGTAGAAGAAATCATATCCCGTATTGAAATGTATGGGCATGGTGCCGGGTATACCGCTGATGAGGTTTATGACCTTGCTGTACTGGCGCTGAATTTATCAAATATCGCAAAACTCAAGCGATACGAGCTTGATATGGATGGTTGTGACTCGTTCGGTCAGGATTGTGGCGCTGACATGACTGAAGATTCTGATGGCGATTATGTCCTGTTTGATGACGTAGTTAAGTTGTTTGAGTTTGATACATTCGAAAGCCCAGTAAAGGAGGCAGCCAGTGAGCGGAAAAAGAATGACTAACAGAGAGCTTGTCGATGCCGCGATTAAGCTTGCTGGTGATTTTTATTCAATGATGGGGTACACGCATCGCCCAGGCTTCAAATATTGGGAGTCTCCTCACCCGCAAGAGCAACTGGTATTTCAAATGGCCTGCCGTGCTTTTGAGGTTATTCGCGGTTCTGATGTGATGGACGCCGTTGCCGACTTGGAGGATGAAGAGTGAGCGAAATTAATTATCAGGCACTGCGTGAGGCGGCAGAACGTGCAATTCCGGCAATGGAACGCCTGTTAATGTTGCCAGTTGATGATGATTTGTTAAGTGAACAGGAACTTAAGGATTACGGTGTGGATATTGATGCGCTCAACGCCTTCAAATTTCTGACCGGACCAGAAACCGTGCTGGCACTA